TAAGATTGTCATTGATTACCTCATAGCCTAACCTTAAAGCATAGCATAAGAACAGTTCATCCTGTGTCACCTTCTCCTTTGGTGGTACTATGGTATTATTACCATTATTCCACTTCCAAGCTGGTGTATCTACAGGCTCTTTCTTACTCTTATCATAGTCTGGATATGGTATCTGATTAGGCATACCCGGAGCTACATATGGATTTGCCTTGGCTTTCTCCTTTGCTCTCTTCTGGAACTCCTCTTCTACTTGTAGATACCTTTCTTTGAAGCTTTCATCAACCATTAGCTTATTCCCTTCCTTCATTATCCTACACTCATACCAGAACATTGTCTGGTCTGCTTCCTCTAGTATCAGGTCATATCCTTTACCAGTAAAGTCCTTACAAGGAAATCTAGTGACACTACCTACAAATGCTACCCTAGCCATCATCTCCATGAAGTTATTCACTATCAAAGATAGGTAGACATTGTGTAATGGAGAGTTATCATTCAACTCACTTACATCAGTACTAGAGAAGAACACATCCATAGTATTATGACTATGTATATGTCCCCACTTCCAATTCTCTGCATCTTCATGCTCCATCATATAGGTGACTAGCTCTTGTCCCCAATCAAATGTAGTATAGCCTGCTGTTCCAATATCCATCAGGAGTATATCCATGACTACTAACTTCAGGTTAGTAATATCCTTCATTGTACCTTTAACTGCATACAATAATATACCTGACCATTCCAGCCTAGGTTGTAACTGGCACAAATATAGAATCTTCTCTTGTATTTTCTTCGACAGTATTACCTGTATCTTGCCTTCTAACTGTACCTTTCTTAATGATGGCATAGTTGGCGATTTTTTCAAGTCTGTATTTGACATAATTGCTTAATTTAGGATTAATGTATCTTGTACACTCAAAATCTTCTGACATTTCATTATATACCTTATATGGTATCTTCTTACCTTTGAAGGTAAAGGACAAGTGCTCTAGGCTATCTTCTGCTATCCTAGGAAAATCCCTCTTGATGAAGTACGTTCCTGTGGCATCTTTACAGTACTTAGCCTCATATGGAAATATCTTTACTAACCAAGCCTGAAAGTCTTCATCATCTTCTATGTAATATTTACCCTCCCAGAAGCCCCAACTAAAGGATACATCATAAGAGTTCCTTACTCTCCTTAGTAATTCATTATGTAAGTCTACCATAGTAAGATCTGTCATAGATTCCATAGTATGGTCCATATTCACTAGCTTACTCATACTGATATATGGTGTACCTTCAGTAGACTCCCATCTTACAAAACTATCTATCATCCAGCAGAAAGCTTCAAACTTATCTATATCCTGCTCGTCATTAAAGATAGCTCTAATAGAGCTTATGTCTCCAGTACCTAAGCAGAAGTTCTCCCATTTAGTAAGGTCAGCATCAGAAGGTCTATGCATTCCAGGTACTATTGCTAGAGTACATAAATGACTATGTACATAACCACACTTCAATTCCTTATTAGAATAAGTGGTCCTCATCCCTTTAATATCACTTATATATATGATATAGTCATCACCGTCTACTTGTATCTTTGTCTTAAACCTAACAAACAAGTCCTTTATTATGTGTGCAAGTCCAGCAGTATTAGTAATCTCAATTTCTGGAAAGTGGATAACAAATGTGGTATCTGTTGGAGTAATTATTAGCCCTTCTACTATCTGTATAGTGTCACGATATTCAAGATATAGAAACTTACTCTTCTTGTCTCTGGTGTGTGCATACTCTTCATCTGTATAGAATAGGTCAAGTATGCTTGCATCTGTGTCTACAGGGAAGTACTTTGTCCTCTGTGTGACTGTCCTTTCTCCTACATGAATACTATATCCTATACCTACCCTATTAGGAAATATACTCTCAAGTACATTATACATCTCTTTCATCCTATCAACTAAAGTAGCAGAATACCTCTTTCTTATGAGCAGATATAGCAACCTCATCTTACTCTCTATTGTCCTAGTATCTAGTTCTCCCTTAATCCTAGTTATTTGTTCTCTGTAATCTTGTAATGTTTTCATCTTATTATGGCTTTGATTGTTTAAAAAAATAAGTAGCTACTATCACTAGCAACTACTTATTTACTAGGAAGATTAGATGGTTAGATGCGTACATCCCTTAACCCTTTAGCTAAGTCTGCAATTTCCCTACGAAGTTCATCTCTGGTTTGCTCTTTCTCTGGTACAGGTTCAGGGATAGCTTCAATAACAGTAGCAATAACAGCTATCTCAATAGGTACTTCTTCTGCCTTAGCTTTCTTAGGTTTCTTAGCAGCAGCAGGCTTTGCCTCTTTCTTAGCAGGCTTGGCAACCTTAGCTGCTACCTTCTTGGCAGCAGCTTTAATTCCCTTAGTAGCAGGCTTAGCAGCTTTAGCTCCAGATTTAGACTTAACCGGCATAAGGTAGAGCTTAAAGTCTCCTACAGGCAGGATAGCATCATCATGCTCCAAAGTACCTTTCTTAACTCCTTCAAGAGCCTTCATGTTGCTAAGGCTGTAACCATTCTGTGAAAGTACATTTCTAAGATGGCTCCAAACTGTAACATCAGTTGTAATGGTTTTCTTTTCGCCAACTGATGTAATGACTGTAATCTTCCTTTCTACCATTGGTAGTGTGATTTGATTTTCTGACATGATTGTGTGGTTTTTAATTTACCAATTAATAATTGTTTCTTTCTTGTACTTCAGTATCTCGTTAGTTAGACTGAAGTGGTTACACCCTCTGAACTTATAATGACTATCTGGATGACTATCTGCTGCTGGATGATTAGCTTCTAACACGTAGTTATAGTCATCACCCATGTACTTGTTGTTCCATCCATAATAGTTATGTATAAATCCTTTGAAGGCTTTAGCTTTCGCCCCCCATAGTAACCATACAGGTTTCTTGTCACTGTGCAATGATATGGTCTTCATAATTTCTCTAGTGAACCATGACCAATATCCTAGATGAGTAGCTGATTCTCCTACCTTTACAGTAAGTGCTGAATTTAAAAGGAAGATACCTTGTTGTCTCCAATGCTTTAGCTCCTTCCATTCTGGACTATCTATACTAACAGATGCTAGCCTCTCTACTCTTGTATCTACTATCTCATCTTTAATAGTCCTTAATGTAGGTGTAGTCTTAGTTGTAGGCGGAATAGCAAAGGCATATCCTATAGCTTCTCCCTTATTTATGTAAGGGTCTTGCCCTAAGATTACTACCTTTATAGCCTGTAATGGCATCTTAAAGACATTGAACATATCCTCTGGCTTAGGGTAGAACCTTGTCTTCATTAGTATGTCATACTTTAGCATCTTCATCTTTGGGTCATCAAACAGCTTCTGTAGGCAGGGATGCCAGCTTTCATGAATCCTATCTGGTATCTTCTCCATATGGTATCCTCCTTATTACATTATTTGTATTACCTTCTGCATTTTCTTTTCTTAGATCAACTAACCACTTCTCCCCATTCTTAGTATTAACTACAAAGAAGATTGCATCATAACTTCTAATTCTATCTAATGCCTCTGTTGCAGCCTCTTCTGGAGTGTTAGTAGATAATACACACTCCCATGTTACTATATAACTCATAATATTTGATTTAAAATTTTACTAAACTCTTGTCTCCCTTCCTTATGTACATACATTCCTGGGTCTTTCAGGTAGTATCCATACCTATTATATATTACTTGACTCCTAGGTATAAAGACCATCCTACAACAATTGCTTCTTATAGCGTTAAACACCTTTTGAAGCTTCCTAGCAGCTCTCACACCAGCTAGGTCACTATCATAGAAGATTGTTATAACATCAAACCTCTTAGCTAGGCTCTCTAGTATATACATTGCTGGAATACACCCTTCATTCTGGAACCACACCACTCCAGTTCTCTCCCTCCCTATTTTACTTGAAGCTCCTAACATATTTCTCAGTACTCTATGGTCTTTGTATCCACTAGCTATCATTACCTCTCTTCCTTCTGGTGGTAGGTTATCAAAGTTACCTACATGCTCACTATCACAGTTAGTTATCCACTTGTACTTTGTACTATAGGGTTGATATATCTTCACTGCATCAATGAAGTCTATAACATAGCATGGAGTAGCTGGTCTAAAAGTAAATGGTTTTCCTCCTCTCTTGTGTATAGTTACTCTACTAGTAACAAACACCTTGTCTTCCAGTAGGTCATCTTCACTTATACAGAACTGATTCCAGAACTTCTTATCTCGCCTAGAGTACATAGCTTTAGTGTAAGTGATTTTTGTATTATTGGTGGGAGCTTCAAGATAAAGGGGGAGGGGGTGATCTGGCGTAGGCTCATAATCCATCTTATCACCTGACAGCTTATAGTACTGTACTATCATGTTAATTGCTCTTGTTAGAGTAACCTCATGTTTCTCCATAACCATAGCAAAGCAAGTCCTGTGTGTCTTGAATGGATCTCCAAAGTCTACAAAGAGTATAGTTCCATCCTCTCTCTGTTCAAATCTGCAACCTGGCTTAGTATCTATTCTTAGTGGGGAAATGTATCTATCAGTGAAGCTAAATGGCAAGCCTAAAATGAACTCAAAGATTTGCTCTTGAGTTACCTTCTGTAGTAGTTGTTCGGGAGATATATCTACATGGTCTTCGTATTGGTACATAGGTAAATAGTTTAAAAGGGTTACAGTCATACCCGCCTCCTTGGTATGCAAATCAGATGTAACAGGTATACACTAGTATTAGATAGTCACAGGGGATACTCTGGTAAACCAATGTATATGCCTATTGACTAAGTTACTTAGTCTCCTGAATGGCCTTTGAACCTGTAACCCTTTACTAGACTACCATGCAGCCGGAGTAGTAGATGGAGCATTCATAGGGGCAGCTTCTGTAGCAGCACTTGGAGCTTCACCAACATTAGATGATTGACCAGTGTCATCAACACCATCAATACCATCTGTCCTTTGATTAGCAAAGTGACTACCCATAAACCAACCATTCCTAATGAACAAGTGCTCCTGTCCTTCCTCATTAACATACCACATAGCCTTCCTAGTATTGTCATCTATGTTTTCAGCCCTCTGCTCCTTCCATTTACCTGGTTGAGCAGGACATAAGAACTTCCCATAAGACATCTTCTTAGGTATCTCAAGGAATGTCCTCTTCTGATTCTTAGAAGGCTGCCATTGATACTGAAGGAATATATCAAGTGCTTTAGTTTCATAGCCCTGTGGCAATAACCTCTGCACTATATTACAGAACTCCTTGAAGCTAGGAATAGGTCTTGCAAGAGCAGTCATCAAGGTTTCCTTACTAATAAAGCAGTGCATGATATGTGTTACTCTTGAGTTAAAGTCCAACTGTGCATCCTTAAACTCCTTAGCATTTGGGTCTGTAACTGCATTGTTGTTCTTATCAAAGCCCTGCTTAACTGGAAACATCCTGTAGCCTTTCTCTACATCATTGATTTTGAACTTGATTTCCAGAGCTTCACCTTCAGCTCCATCAGCACCTCCATTGGGTATCCATTCAAGCTTCACTAAGAAGCATTTACCAAAGTTAGCTCCAAAGCTAAATGGGCTAACTTTCACTTCATCGCTGGCATAGCCATAGCCAACATTAACATCATGATTTTCTGCCATAAAATTTAATTTAATTTTTAACCTGTAATTTAATGAAAAGAAAAGGGTAATAGACTATCTCGTATTATCTATTACCCTTATTCTTATGTAACAACTTAATTACCAACCTGCTGGTTCTGCCTGTGGAGTACCTTGTGGAGCAACATCTGGCATTGGTGTTTGTGCCTGCTCATAATTTACTCCATTACCTTCCCCTGCCGGAGCATCCTTAACTTTCTTTACTGATTTACCCTTTGGATAGGTAAGCTCCACTTCATCAGGAGCATCCTCTATGATTTCAAAGGTTGTACCTGCATTTACATGAGTTTTCTTACCAATCAGTTTCTTGTTCTTAAACAAGGCTTTGGTCTGAACTCCATTAAGCCCATATTTAATACCAATATCTTTTCTGGTAAGTCCTTCTTTCAAATCTGCCAATACACCGGCAATGGAAATCTTTGGTACTTCTTTATTCTCTGTAGCTTGTGTAGCTGTAGCTACTGTTTGTTCATCTGACATAATCTGTAGTTTTAAAATTTTAATAATTGAAATGTTATCTGAGTGTTCAACAATACAAATGTACTACTTTTTTTGAATAAAACATCAACCCTTATAATATTTATCAACTTTTTCTATAACTATACCCAAATCATTGGATATAAGAAGAGTGTCAAACATACCATAAGGGGATTTAGGTGAGGTATAGAACTCATCTTCATTAGTAAGATACTGTTTTACAACCTTCTTTGCAGCAGAGTCATAAGTAGACCTACCTACTAACACTACATCAAACTTACCTTCTGGAGTTACATACTCATCTACCATCTTACCTGTAGTTTTCATCTTGGTATAGATTCTACCATCAGGCTGCACAACATCTTCTCCATGAGCAAGTACAATGATATTCTTTCCAGTCTCCTTATATAATTCCATTGCACTGAATATCTTACCTATGTCCATGCCTATCTTCTTAGGAGCATCCCATCCTGTCCTATGAGCATTAGCCATATACCAATCTTGCATGACATAATTAAAATCATCTACCACTATATCCTTAACAGCAGTTATAGGAACAGTAGCTAATTCTTTTAATGCTGCTTCTATGTGAGCAGGGTCATTGTCAATTATCCTTCTCCCTCCTCTTATCATGTTCCAGGGAGTTGTCTTATAGAGGTTAGCACTATCTGGGAATGGTAGTTCTCTACTACCTACTGTGATTAAAAAAGTAGTCTTCGGGTCTAATCCTGTAAGACCAAGTTCAGGAATTTTCCCTATTCCTGTACTCTTACCAAATCCACTCTTACCTAAGCCTAAGATTCTAGCCATATATTTTAGTTTAATTGGTTACTTAATCATCATTACTGCTACTATCATTATCATTGGATGAGCTATCATCTCTGTTATCATAGTCTGCATCTCCTCTACTATAGCTTTCACTAGCTCCACCTCCTCCACTAGAGCCACCATCATAGCCTTTGAAGGTATCCCTGTAATCCTCTTGAGGAGTATCAAACTTTGGCCCACTATCAAAGTTACTATCATCTGGTGTATTCCATACCCAAGGTTCTTTCCTCTTCTCTTGTCTCTTTCTATACTCTTGTGCTCTCTCCTCTATCTCCCCATTCTCCCTCTTCTCTGCTATTATTCTCTTCCTCTCTTTTATTTCTTTACTTTCCTCTTCCCATTCTGGTATCTCTTCATCATCTTCTAAAGCATCTAGTACCCAGTTCTTATGTTCTTCTTCTTCCTTGTCCATCTTCTTCCTTTCTTCTATTATTCTCTTCTTTCCTTGCTTTACTTCTTCATCTACCTTATCCCACTCTTCTTCCGTCGCTTCATCATCCAATAGCTTTCCATCAACTATAGCTGGTATTGAAGTCTCTATAGTCTGTATAACATCAAAGCTTAACCTCTGCTTAATAGTTTCTAATTCATCTGGACTTGTTATTATACCTTCCTGTACATGGTGTCTTTTGTACTTCTTACCTTCATGCTCATAAATAGCCATAGTAGATAGAGTAACCTTTCCATCACCAGTATCCATTGGCTCTATTATCATCATTACTTCTGGATATAGGGGAGCTACCTCTTTTAACTTAGCTACTTTCTCTCTATAAGCGTTTGCCATTTCTACGAAAAAATCATTTGACATATTAAACTGTATTTAATGGTGTGAATAAATTTATATTTCCAAACATATTTACCTGCATATGAACAGGGCACT